TTGACCAGAATGCCGAACAGCAATCGTCTCCATTCTGCGCCATGCGCTGGAAAAAAGCCGTACCAGCTGACCGTTGAGGAGGTTCTGAAAAATCAACAGAGCCAACCTTCCGGATTAACTCATGATGAAGCCAGCACACGCCTCGCCAGGGATGGCCTTAACGCACTGCCTGAAAAAGCCGGTAAACCCGCCTGGTTACGCTTTCTGGCCCATTTTCACGATGTCCTGATCTACGTCCTGATCGCTGCAGCGGCGCTCACCGCCGTGATGGGGCACTGGGTGGATACAGCCGTCATCCTCGGCGTCGCAGTGATCAACGCCCTGATCGGTCACATTCAGGAAAACAACGCGGAAAAGTCACTGAAAAGTATCCGCAATATGCTCTCCGCTTCTGCCGTGGTGGTGCGAAACGGGCAACATGAGACGGTCGCGACCACCGATCTGGTTGTTGGCGATATCGTAGTACTGCGCGCGGGCGACCGCATCCCCGCCGATCTTCGCGTCATGGAGGCCCATAACCTGCGGGTTGAAGAGGCCATCCTGACCGGTGAATCTACCGTTGTGGATAAAACGGCAGACGCGCTGACAGGCGAACTGCCGCTGGGCGATCGCAAAAACCTGCTGTTCTCTGGTACCACCATTAGCGCCGGTGCCGGGCTTGGCGTGGTGATCGCCTCCGGGGAAGCGACGGAACTGGGTCATATCAACCAGATGATGACCGGGATCGAGAAGCACCGCACGCCGCTACTGGTGCAGATGGATAAACTCGGCAAAGCGATTTTCTCCCTCATTCTCACCATGATGGTCGGGCTGTTTATCTTCAGCCTGCTGCTGCGCGATATGCCGATGGGCGAACTGCTGCTTTCGTTAATCAGCCTTGCTGTTGCGGCCGTACCGGAAGGTTTACCGGCGATTATCTCGATCATCCTGTCGCTGGGCGTACAGACCATGGCCCGCAAACACGCAATCATCCGCAAGCTGCCTACCGTTGAAACGCTGGGAGCCATGTCGGTTATCTGTTCCGATAAGACCGGCACCCTGACCATGAATGAGATGACGGTCAAAGCCATCATCACGGCGGATAAAAATTACCGCGTGCAGGGCAACAGCTACGAGCCAACGGGTGAGATCCACGTCGAGGAGAACGACGCGCTGGCAGAGATTGCGCCAGGCAGTCTGCTTGAAAATTATCTGCGTACCATTGACCTGTGTAACGACAGCCAGCTAATTCGCGACGATCAGGGTCACTGGGGGATCACCGGTGGCCCCACTGAAGGGGCGCTGAAAGTGCTGGCCGCCAAGGCCATGCTGCCCGCCGTCGAGAGCGAACTGCGCAGTAAAATCCCGTTCGATTCCCAGTACAAATATATGGCGACGCACTATCGCATCGGCAACGACGAGCGCGTGCTGGTGACCGGGGCACCGGATGTGCTGTTTACACTCTGCCGGTTGCAGCAAACCGCGAACGGTACGGAAGCGTTTACCCAGCCGTACTGGGAGGCCGAAATTGCCCGCTATGCCAAAGAAGGCCTGCGGATGGTGGCCGCCGCCTGGAAACCCACGCGTGCCGATGCCAATGCGCTGACCCATGACTGTCTGAGCGAGGGACTTATTTTCCTCGGTATCGCCGGAATGATGGATCCGCCGCGCCCGGAAGCCATTGCGGCGATCGGCGCCTGTCAGCAGGCCGGGATCCGCGTCAAAATGATCACCGGCGATCACCCACAAACCGCCATGAGCATCGGTGGCATGTTGGGCATCCATAACAGCCACCACGCCGTGACGGGCTATGAGCTCGAGCAGATGGATGATGCTGAACTCGCTGAAGCCGCCGTCACTTACGATATCTTTGCCCGTACCAGTCCGGAACATAAACTGCGTCTGGTAAAAGCCCTGCAAGATAAAGGCGAGATCGTCGGCATGACCGGCGATGGCGTGAACGATGCCCCGGCGCTGAAGCAGGCCGACGTGGGGATCGCGATGGGCATTAAAGGCACCGAAGTGACGAAAGAAGCCGCCGACATGGTGCTGACGGACGATAACTTCGCGACCATCGCCAGCGCGGTACAGGAGGGGCGTCGCGTCTACGATAACCTGAAGAAAACCATTCTGTTTATCATGCCCACTAACCTGGCGCAGGGTTTGCTTATCATCGTCGCGCTGCTGGCGGGCAATCTGATCCCCCTGACCCCGGTGCTGATCCTGTGGATGAACATGGCGACCTCCGCCACGCTGTCATTCGGTCTGGCGTTTGAGGCCGGTGAGCGCAACATCATGCGCCGCCCACCGCGTCAAAGTAACGAGAACGTGATGGATGGCTTTGCTATCTGGCGCGTCGGTTTTGTCGGTACGCTGATTGCCGCCTGTGCCTTTATGCTGGAAGCCTGGCTGCAGCCGCGCGGCCACAGCCCGGAATTCATCCGTACGGTTCTGTTGCAGACGCTGGTGACGGCGCAGTGGGTATACATGCTTAACTGCCGCGTCTCCGACGGCTTCTCACTGGGTCGCGGTCTGCTGATGAATAAAGGCATCTGGCTGGTCAGCGGTATTCTGTTGCTGCTGCAGTTGGCGATTATCTACGTGCCGTTCCTGCAGATGCTGTTTGGTACCGAAGCACTGCCGCTGCGTTACTGGGGCATCACCTTTGCCATCGGCATCGTCCTGTTCTTCATTGTTGAAATTGAGAAACCGCTCACCCGTAAGTTCCGCCGCAAGTAACCGGCGGAATCCGCTAACAAAAAGGCCTCCCGCTATGTGGAGGCCTTTTGGTTATACGATGACGGATTAACGAACGACCACGGCACCTTTGCGTAGCGTAAAATATTGACGGCTGCCGAACCCAGAAGATGGGTGGCAATCTCCGGCTTGCGCGAGCCGATAATGTGGGGGAGTGATCGTTTCTGCATAGAGGGAGCGAGTGACGGAAAACAAGCTGAGGCCTTGAACTGCGCGGGGTGCGAGGCGCAATGATGATTTTGCACGGCTCGCCGAAAAATGAGAGTTTATGTTAAAAAACGCGGATAATTCTGCACTGCTTTGACATCAGGCTGATCGTTATTAACTGCTTTTTAAGACAGTTTTAAATCACCCTTCCATACCAGACGACTTTTCCTACAATGTCAAAATCAGTAGGAACATTGTCGAGATTGATTGTAAAGGGCTCATACGCTGGATTAGTGCTGCTCACACGTAGCATCGATCCTGGGATGCGTTGAACCCGCTTAACAATAAGCTGCCCATCGATACGCAGAACGTAAATCCCCTCTCGTGGGTCTCTGTCTCCATGATTAACAAGGATAATATCCTTATCATTTAGGACACCTTCCATAGAATCTCCATACACCCCGATAACAGAAAGCATTGATGGATCTGCCTTCAAGTGATTGATGACCCAATATCGGCGGAAACTGACTGTAAACATTGGTGTCTCTTCATCGTTCCATGCACCGTACCCTGCAGCGGCAGAGACATTATAGCGAGGGACAAAAACAAACTCGCTCAAATCCACATCGTTACCTTTAACATCTACTGCCATGTTACTAGGAGGTGTCACTAGTTCTTGTTTATTGCTTTGAACCTCCTGCCCAGTCGATAACCATTCCACACTGACATTACCTGCTTTCGCTAATGCTAAAAGGATTGGCAACGTGGGGAAGCCACCATCCAGCAAGCGGTTAATGCCTGATGGAGACACACCTGCAGCAACCGCAAACGCGTTAGTGCTCTTGAATTTTGCCAACAGCTCTCGCAATCGCTCATGAAAACCATCGCATCCGAGTTGATTCCCCTTACTTGGATGCGTTGATAACTCATTTCCTATCGCATCCAAGTTTGATTTAACTTTCTGATTTTCTTCTTTTTTCACAATAAATACTCTCGTTTAAGTTGGATGACCAACTCGGATGAGTAAATTAATCAGCTCGTCCGAGTTGATTTTCATCTTATTTGCGCTTAGTCTTTGTTCATGATTTCACTAAATGAGCAAAAAAGATGACGCAAAAAAATCCGCAAACACATCAGGATCACGACTGGCATCGAGCTGATATTGTCGCGGCTTTGCACAAACGTGGCTGGTCACTCCGTGGGCTTTCAAAGCATCACGGTTATAAAACCCCAACTGCCCTTAATAACGCTCTGGACAGAAAATGGCCGAAAGGACAGCTAATCATCGCGCAAGCGATTGGTGTCGCGCCACAAATCATCTGGCCTAGTCGTTACCAGAATGATTTTAACGACTCTTTTGTTCATGTACATAAGTAATTTCGAGTAAGGGAATTTTCTTATGAGTATAAAAACTCACTTTAGCGCTGAGGAACTTGCTCAGATGAGTTTGCCAGGGTTGCCTGGCACATCTCGGAACATACGTGAACGAGCTAAAAAAGAGGGGTGGGCGTCTCAAAAGAGGAAAGGCGTCGGTGGCGGTCTCATCTATCCCATTGACAACCTTCCCCACGAAGCTCAGCAGGCAATACGCGAGCAGATGTATCAAAGCATTCTGGGAAACAAACTCGATTCAAACCCAGTCCGTCCGCGCAAAACATCCACTGTCAGACAGCGCGACGAACTGGAACTGATTCGCCAGTGCCCAGCATTGCTTGAGCGTGAAGTGGGCTCGCTGACAGCAAAGCAAAAAGAGATCGCCGATGCCCGCGCCACGCTGGCCATGGAGATCGAAAAGCTGCGTGACGCGGGCATGTCCCGTACTGATGCAGTCAGTTACGTATCAATGGAGTCCCGCAAGGGCACTCTGCCCGCACACCTGCTGAAAGCGGCGGAAATGGCCAACGCCCGCAAGGGTTCAAACCGTGCTGGTGTTGGAACCAGAGCACTGCAGGAATGGCTGACCATTTTTGAAACCACAAAACCTGGTGTTGAACGGATGGCCATGCTGGCTCCCGGCCACCTCAAAGCGAAGAAACCAGAGCAGATTAAGTGGCTCCCGGATTTTCTGGCGCACTGGCGTAACCGCAAAGGCCCGAACCTGCGCGAAGCGTACCGCAGCTTTAAAGCTGAATGGAGCATTGTCTATGCAGACCAGCCTGCAATGGCTGCTGCATGTCCTTCTTATGACACCGTTCGTCGAGCTATGGAGAAATTACCGCGCCGCGAAAAAGCACGTGGTCGTGTCAGCGGCTCTGCTGCACTGGCTTATGAATGCTTCCAGAAACGTGACTGGTCACAGATGCCGGTTAATGGCTGCTGGATTGCGGATGGTAAGTCACTGGAAATGAAGGTCGCGCACCCTGACCATGGTCGCCCGTTCACACCGGAACTGACACTCATTATTGATGGCCGCACCCGCTTCATTACGGGCTGGAGTCTGGCGCTGTCCGAAAGTGTCATCGCGGTGGCCGATGCTTACCGCTACGCCATGCGCCATTTTGGCAAACCGTTGTTTGTGTATTCCGATAACGGCGGCGGTGAAACCAACAAAACGCTTGATGCTGATGTGACGGGTATTTTCAGCCGCCTGGGTATTGATCACCCGACCAGTATTCCGGGGCGTCCACAGTCGCGCGGCATCATCGAACGGCTTAACAAAGGTGTTCCCCGCCGCGTGGCCATGCAGTTCGACACCTTCAGCGGTGACAGTGCTGACCGTGAACATGCCCGCATCACGTCCCGCGCCATCCAGTCTGCTGTTAAGGCGCAGGAGAACGGTCGCGAACTGACGCCGGTACAGCGTGCAGCGCTCGGCAAACTGCCGTCATGGCAGCAGCTGCTTGACGCCATCGCCGAAGAAGTCGACGCCTACAACAACGGCCATGAACACCGTGAGTTGCCAAAGCGCAACGGGCGGCACATGACACCTGCGGCTTACCGCCGCGCCGTTCTGGAAGCTGAGGGAGACGAGATCGAGTATCTGACCGATGTTGAGCTGCGCGAAGCCTTCATGCCGGAGATGGTACGCACCGCCCAGCGTGGCTGGCTGCGCCTGTTCAACAACGACTATTTCTCCGAAGAGCTGATTCAGGTCGACAGCGAAGAGGTTCGCGTGGCCTTTGATATTCACGATCCTCAGTCGGTCATTGTCCGGCGGATGGATGGCTCTTATGTCTGCACGGCCATCTGGAACGGCAACAAACGCGCCGCCATTCCGGTCAGCGCGATGGACGTGGCCGTTGAAAAACGTCGCCAGCGCCGCCTTAACCGCGTTGAGGACAAACGTCAGGAGATTGAGGCCGAGGGCCGCTCTGTCCTGCCGGGGCAGCGGTTTGATGACCTGACCAGTTTTATCCCTGCGGAATACAGCCGCATCACAGAAGAAGAACATTATTTCTTCCTCGAAACAGACCGTGATGAATACCTGAGAAAAACCGGCAATACCGGTAAGTGAGAGACAAATGAGCATACAAGCAGAACTGAATGACCTGATGGGGCGTAAGGGCTACAGCCAGACACAGGTAGCCCGCGCAATGGGCAAAAGTCCGGCAGTCATTAACCAGTACCTGCAGGGGAAATATGCAGGTGATGTACGCAGTATTGATGAGCTGGCCCGCAGCTTCATTGCCCGTGAGGCGGATAAAGAAAAATCCCGCCGTATCACGTCCCGCTTTATCTCCACCGTGACCTCGCGCAAAGGGATTGAAGTGATCCGCCTGGCGCATCTGGATGGTGACCTGAACGTCATTTACGGTGCCGCAGGGTTAGGCAAAACCATGATCCTGCGCGAGTACGCCGCGCAGCATCGCGACGCACTGCTGATTGAGGCCGACCCCGGCTACACCGCCCGTGTGGTGCTGGAGGAACTCTGCAGCCTGCTGGGGCTGAGTAAGCGCGGGAATATGCACGAACTCAGCGAATCCTGCATCTCCGCACTGCGTGAATCTGGTCGTCTGCTGATGGTCGATGAGGCGGAGAATCTGCCATACCGGGCGCTGGAAACCCTGCGCCGTATCCATGATAAGTCCGGTATCGGTCTGATTCTGGCAGGTATGCCGCGCCTCATCATTAACCTCAAGGGGAAGCGTGGTGAATACCAGCAGTTGTATAGCCGCGTCGGCCTGGCACTCAATATCGGCGATTCACTGCCGCAGGAAGATATCTGTGATATCGCCGTCAGCATGTTGCCTGATGCTGCCGGAACAGATGTAAGCGCGGCGCTGTTTAAGGCGAGCCACGGCAACGCCCGCCGTCTTTTCAAGCTGGTTCGCGGTGTCAGCCGTCACAGCGAAATCAGTGGTCAGGCGGTCAGTGCAGGTGCTGTCCGTAAATTTGCAGAAATGCTGATTAACTGAGGATTCAACCATGGTCAGGCTTTCAGACAACATCACCAATGCGGGCGTCATCTCTGCACTGATGCGGGCAGAGGCGTTGATTCTTTTTCTTTCTTCGCAGGGCGTTCAGGTAAAAAGCGTCTCCCTTCGCAATGCGCAGCCAGTCATTCGCATTGCCCGCCATGCCTGGTGTGAGCAGGTGAAGAAAAAGGGGCTGGCGCGTTTCGATATCACCGGCAACGACCGTCACGGACGGTTTCGCCAGGGCATGTATCAGGACGAAAGCGGATGCCGTGTCGTCTGGTCTGAGTCCATTCATTAGGAGGTAAGCCGTGAAACAGCAATATCAGGCGTTTATCGCCAGGGTGAAAGAGCGTGGCGGGAAAGTGCTGATGTTTTCGTGCCCGCATTGTCAGGAAGGGATTGAAACACCGGCTGCACCGCAGGGCGATGTATGGGACAGCACCACTACCTGTCCGTTCTGCGATGCCATGTTTGTTAAATACGTCACCCACAACAGCGTCACCACAGAGGCGATGCCGCAGGAGCAGTGAGATGGCCAAAGTAATTATCACCCTCACCGATTTAGGAAAAGGGCTTGATGTGCAGTGCCGTGTTGAGCCGGACAGTAATGACAGTGATCGCCTGCAGGCAGTCGCAGCAGCTGTTGGCTACGGTCTCGCAGGGCATGTGAATGAAAAAATCCGTAATGCATTAAACAAAACCAGCAAGGAGAAAAAGAATGTCCACTGAAAACAAACAGTTCACTGACAAAACCGCGCCAGAGGGTTACTGGATTGACGCCAAGGGCGTTCTGACCCCGGTCAGCATCATCAGGGATACCGACCAGATGCGTGACGATCTGGTACGTGGCATCGTTGAAAAAGCACTTGCTCTGAACTCGGCCCTGACCGAATTCAAACTCAGCGGTTTTTCCGATATTGGCGCGTTCGTAGATATCTCTGCCAGTCAGTATGGCGTCAGCCTTGGCGGCAAAAAAGGCAATGTCACGCTGTACAGCTATGATGGCCGCTATAAGGTGCAACGGGCCATGCAGGATCGCATTGCTTTTGATGAACGCCTGCAGGCGGCAAAAGCACTGATTGATGAGTGTCTGGCCGACTGGACTGAAGGTGCCCGTGATGAAATCCGGGCCATCATCTCCCGCGCCTTCCAGACAGAGAAAGAAGGTGAAGTGAATACTGGCGCGGTGCTGGCGCTCCGCCGTCTGGATATCAAGGATGAGCGCTGGATTAAGGCGATGGAAGCCATCGGCGAAGCCGTGCAGGTAGTGGGCAGTCGCGCCTACATTCGTGTTTACGAGCGTGTGGGTGAAAGCGATCAGTACCGCACTATCCCCCTCGATATCGCTGGCGTGGGGGTGTGAGATGGTGACCATTGTTCGCGCCAGCGATATCGGTAAACCGTGTTCCCCGTTTATGTCGTATGCATCGGGTGCGGTTCTCGCCGAGCAACGCGGCGATTTTCAGAAAGCGGCGGAGGTATGGAGTAAAGCGCTGGTATTTGCCCACAATGCTGTTAATCGCCAGTGGGCGGGTTCACGCATTGAATTCTGTTCTAACGCCGTGCATCGCGGCTGGGGTGTTCCGGATGAAAGCGAAACAGTTTAACGGGTTAAACCCTGTTGGCAGCACCTTTATCTACCAGCCGTCACCGTTTCTTCGCGGTGGCCGCCTGGTGAGAACGGTGGATGTTGCACGTGATATGAAGTCAGTAACGGTTGTTGAAATTAATCTGGAGCCCTATTTCGCGAATATTAAATCGCTGAAACCCGTTAACTGAAAATAACCGTAATTTAAAATCCTTTTAAAAATGGCGTAAACCCGCAGGGGCTGGCTTACGCCAAATTCAGGAGAATAATGATGTCTGAATATCTGAAACAAATGAGCGCAGCTCAATTTAATGCAGCCTTTCCCTTGGGTTCTTCTTTTACTTATCACTCAGTCAAAGGTAAACCGGATGCCGCCCATTTCACCATGACACGCTCTGAAGCATGGGAACTGGGCCACGGCGCAACGGTGGTGATGGTCAACGGTATCAGCGGCGGCGTGGATATTACACACCTTATTCCCGTGGCAGTGGCGAGCCACGATGATGATACAGATGTATTACAGGTACTCATGGCATGGCACGAGGAAAAGGTCGAAGAACTGAACCTGGTTATTAAACACAAAGACACCGATCTGGTTATTTCCCCGGAAGTAACCATCAAGGCAGGAACGAAGGAACATAGAGGTGTCCGGATGGGAATTATTCTGGCACTGAGTTTACTTGGCAAACTTCCGGTAACGGAAAAGGCTGAGGGCTAATGACATGGAAAACAATAAAGAGAAACACCTCCAGCGTATTAAAAAGCTCCTGGCAATGGCCCGCAATAATTCCAGCCCGGAAGAAGCGGCGCTGGCCATGAGTCGTGCGCAGCGCCTGATGGAGACGCACAGGCTGTCTGAGTCTGATGCTGAATTCACTGATATCAGTGAAGCCTCAACGCAGAAAGTCCCGACCCATGCCGAAAAAATGCCGGAATACATGGCATTTCTGGCAGAAATGATTGCGCGGGTCTTTGGTGTCCGCTTCTACACTTCCCACGGACGTTACAACTGGGGCGAACCAGCAAAACGCACCATCACCTATTACGGCCCGGATGAACGCCCGCAGGTTGCTGCCTATTCCTTTGAGGTACTCGGCAAACAACTGGTGAAGGCCCGCCGTGAATACATCGCCACACTCCGTAAAAACATCAAGCCCGCGACGAAGGTTGCCCGCGCTGACACGTTCTGCTCTGCCTGGGTCAACGGAGCCTATGCCGTTGTCAGTGATTTTATAGTGACCGAGGCGGAAACCACGCTGATGGAGGCCTGGCGCGAAAGAAAATTCAGTTCGGGAATGAAAACACTTGAAGCCCGCAAGCCCGGAAAGGCCAGAGGCACGGACGATGCGGCATATCAGGGGTACAAGGCCGGTCGCAACGCACAGCTGCACCACGCGGTGAATGGTTCAAAAGCTAATATCGATCTCATCGGAGGAACCAAATGAAAAACTCACCTCAGCAGGACAAGTCAGCTATCAAAGAGCTGGTTCGCGCCGGTCATGAGTTTGCCGCCGCGATGGGCAATGACACGCCAATTATTGAGATAGCAAAATTGGTCAGTCGCCTGGCTACCGAGCTGGATGTGCAGTCAGCTATGGTACGGCAATTAACTGCGTCATCGGCGATCAACGACATCATCGCTGAACGCCAGCGCCAGCAATCGGTAGAGGGCTGGACGCCGGAACATGATGACCATCATACAAGTGGAGAGATTGCAGGTGCTGCAGCCTGTTACGCAATGCATGTAAATGCCCGTGGATGGGTTTTCCCCTCAAACCCCGGCGTTTATCAGTCTGAGGTTGAGCCAGGGGAGTGGCCATGGTCACCATCGTGGTGGAAGCCAACAACCCCGCGCCGCGACCTGGTGAAAGCTGGTGCGCTTATCGCGGCAGAGATTGAGCGCATCGACCGCCAGTCCGTGCAGGTGAAGGGAGGGGCAGCATGAGCGAACAACAACGTAAACCCGTTGTTTTCATCGCCGGGCCGATGACCGGGTATCACAACTTTAACCGTGAAGAGTTCAATGCCGAGGCCAGAATTCTGGAAGATCGTGGCTTCACAGTGCTCAATCCGGCCATTCTTCCTGATGGTCTTCGGCATGACCAGTATCTGCAAATCACGCTGGCCATGCTGGCGCAGGCGGACGCCGTATTCCTGCTGAATGGCTGGGAAAACAGCGTTGGTGCTACCAGAGAGTTTGATCGCGCCGATGAGCTTGGCCTGTTGTTTCTGTATCAGGACTGGGAAAGCGTGTCGATTGCCGTTCTGCGCAAGCGCAACCCTGTTGTGGAGGTGAACCATGCATAGCGTGTCGGGTTGTCAGCTCCACGATAACGGCACCCGCCGCGTGTGGTTCTTCCGAGATAACAGCCAGGTGGTGGAGCTTATGTCTGTGCCTCTTAAGCTCCGCTTTAAATACTACGACGCCAGCAACCGTACCGTTCGGGACAAAGGTGAGCAGGCCGATATGAAAAAAGCTATTGAGTCGTTCAAGAAACTGCGGGGAATCAAATGATGAGCGCTGCCGTTGTTGTGTTACTGCTGCTTTTATGGCTGCACCTCGGCTGGTGCTGGGCGGATATTCTCTCGCACTTTTGCTCGAAGCCACTGAGAGGTTGCCGGTACTTTATGGTGATCCTCCTGTGGCCTGTGAGTCTCATCATCACTGATGCCGGACTGGAGGAAAACGATGAACAAGCTACTGAGGAATCTATCCGCGAAGAGGTTTAACGAGCGTTTCCCTGTCGGTTCCCGTTTCGTCTACCACCCAACACCGGGGATGCCGGAACGGGAGTCAGTAACGACCCGCTCAGCGGCATGGCATATGCGAAACGGGCGGCTGGTCGTCAGGGTTGAAGGGAAAATTGGTGGTGTTTCAGTCAGCAGGCTGGAGCCCACCGAGTGAGTCATTACAGCAGGTACTTTGCAAAGTGCCTGCGATAATGGCAACCAACAGGAGGCAATATGTCCACTCCGGCAAAAAAAGGTCTTATCGGAGCCATCAAAGCAGGTCAGGCTCATCTGGGATGGGATGATGTTACATACCGCAGTGTTCTGGCGCGTTTATGTGGCGGTAAAACATCTTCAACAAAATGCACGCTCGACGAGCTGCAGGCCGTGCGCGAATATATGCATGAGCAGGGTTTTCCCCGTCAGTCAGCAAAACACGGTCGCCGACCGAAAGTGGCAAAATCCCGTGAAACCATTCTCGCTAAAATTCATGCGTTGCTTGCAGATGCAAATCGTCCGTGGAATTATGCCGAGAAAATGTGCGATCATATGTTTCAGGTCAAACGCATTGAATGGTTAACCACTGAGCAGTTAACCAAATTAATGCAGGCCCTGATTATTGATGCCAGCCGCCGCAAAAAACGGGAGAGTAATAATGAATCTGGAACAGGTGACGGAGCTGCTGCCGCCAGCAGTGGTACAGATAGCTGACCTGATAGGGTTCCCCGCCACCGAGCAGTTATTGTCTGCGTTTGGTGGCACCACGTTTCCCATTGGCAAAGGCCTGCGTGCGATGGGCGCAAACCGCGCAGCGTTATTACGCGATACCATCGGCGATGAGAAAACACAGTTGCTTATCAAAAACTTCGGCGGTGAAGTCCTTTATCTCCCGCGCTGTGATCGCGCCCTTCGTGAACTACGCAACCGTCGCTTTCTGACTGAGTTCTCCGACGTTCGCGATCAGGGTACGTCATCCCTGATGGCCATGACTTTGCTGTGTCCCAAGTATGGTTTCAGTGATCGCTTTGGGTGGCAGTTACTGGCGGCGCAAAAGAATAACAGCACTTCGGTACAGGATTCTCTCTTTTAGGAATACATACATATGAAGAATATTATTATTTCTGGGATTATTTTATTCAGTTTTAGCGCGATAGCGAACAATAGCCCCCAGAAAGATGATGGTGAATCAATTAAACAGGTCTTAAAAGGGGTTAATGCATCCGATCGTTTCCATAGTGAAGATGAATTTATAAACGCAGCAATTAAGGATGGTTATCAGGTTCAAAGGAATTTAGCTTTTGGGTATCAGACTGGTAGCGCTAAATCGGGCGGATATAATTTTATTGCGAAAAATGAGACTAAATCATGTGCCTGGAGGAAAATTTTATTAATTGCAAATCCAGACAAGACTGATTCATCAGATCCTATGAATGAACGATTTTCTTGCCGAAACCTCGACTTTAAGCAGGATGAAGAGGTATGGAAAATAGTATATAAGTATCTCCCTATGATTGAGGCTGCCAAGTCAAAAGGCGAGTACATGGTAAAAAAAGAGGATGAGTCTGAACCTGGTGAGCTAGAAATAATAGATGTAACAAAATAAGCCACTGAACCCCTTCACCTGATTCCTCTCCTAACCCGATGAAATACTGACGCCATCCCTTATTACCCGGATGGCGTTATGCTTTTAACACTCCCCCAATTTCAGCTGGCCGCTGGTCTGTCACCAGTTATGGCGCAGCGCTGGTTTGAGCCGTTTAGTAATGCCGCTGCTGAATTCCAGATTAATACACCGGCGCGGCTCGCTGCCTTTATCGCCCAGACCGGGCATGAGAGCACTTGTTTCAGCCGCCTGAGCGAAAACCTCTACTACACCGATGCAGAGCGCGTGGCGCGAATCTTCCGCAGTGGTTTTGACACCAACAAAAACGGCGTCATCGAACCGGCTGAGGTTGCTTTCGCGCGTGCTTACACCCGTAACCCGGAGAAGCTGGCGAACCGTGCTTATGCCGGGCGCGGTGGTAACGGCGATGAAGCCTCCGGCGACGGCTGGCGTTATCGTGGTCGTGGGCTGATTCAGGTGACATTCCGCGACAACTATTTCCGTTGTGGCAAAGCGCTGGGGCTTGATCTCATCGCGACCCCCGATTTGCTGCTGGATTATGTCAATGCTGCCCGGAGTGCGGCGTGGTACTGGCAGACGAACGGCTGCAACGAGCTGGCCGACAAAGGCGATTTTCTGGCTGTCACCCGCCGCATCAATCCCCCCGCTGAAGGTCAGGCCGACAGGCTTGCGCGGCTGGAAGTGGCCAGGGCGGCATTATGAGAGTTCGCGATCTTATTACTAATCCCTCGTCGGGGCGGCTTTCAACGTCCGACACTATTGTCATCGGCGCTTTTCTGGTGAGTTCCTTCGTTCTGATCTGGCTCACAGTCACCCGTCCGGATGTGCCTGGTGAGCTTTATCTCACCTATCTCGGTGCATGGGTTGCCCAGAGCCAGGCGTCAAAGCATATGTCCATCAAACGAGCCAGGGAGGTGCCCCATGTGGGAAACGGCACTGACAATCCTTAAGGATAACTGGAAATCCCTGCTGGTAGTCCTGGTGCTGGCGGGCGGCGGTGTCTGGTTCGGCACCTTCATTACCCACAGCGAGCTCGCCACTCAGGCGCTGGCCTTCAGCCAGGAAAAGCAAACTCTTACCGATGGGTTCAACGAAAAACAGCGCCAGTGGGATCAGGAGCGTCTGAGTGCAGCAAATCAGTACGCCGCAGACCTCAGCTCGGCGCGGGCCGCTGAAAATGCGTGGCACAAGAAAGCGGATACGCTGACCCTGCAACTGGATGAAAAACAAAAGGCCCACGATAAGACCGTCCGCGATCTGAACAGGAGACTGAGTGATGCACTTAAAAATGATGGCCCTGGTTATACCGGCATTGGCCCTGATGGCCTGCAGCTCTTCCGGGAAGCCCTCGGCTACCCCGCAACCGGTGGCATCACCGCTGGTCAGCACCTGTCCGAAACCTCCGGCAGCGCTGCTGCTTATCCCGGAACGACCGGCCGCACCGGTGGCGGACTCTCCGCTGGCGGAATAATCACGTTTTCAACGGAGTACGGCCAGTGGTGCCAGCTTCTTGAGGACAGGCTCCAGGCGATTAATGAGTATTACAGGGAGTGAAGACCATCATGACGCTTGATATGGCATTTCAGATAGCGCTGGCGCTGGCTGCGACGTTCGGCACCATCTGGATACGTCGTCTTCAGAAGGATATCGCCGACCTTGAAAAGGCGGTTGATCGTATCCGGGATGAATACCAGCGGCGTGAGGATGCCCGGAGTAATTACACCGCCCTTATGGATCAGATGAGGGAACTTCGCGCGGCTATTGAGCGCATCGATAACAAACTGGACAGGAAACAGGACAAATGAAAGCCAGACAAAAGCGCCGCAGCCGTCGCATCACCATTAGCCAGGGCGAGCAGGACACACTGAACCACATCTCAGCACAGCTCGACAGGCTGCAGGCTCCGGTGAATCCGGACATTCTCAGCGGTATTAATGACAAGCTCAGTCGCATCGACGTGCGTCTGACCACCATCAGTGACGATGCGGCCCGGCGTGGAGCCACTGCCGGAGCAATGACAGGCGGGCTTGCCGGTGGGTTGATTGCCGTCGCGATCCTGCTTATTCGCGCAAAACTGGAGCTCTGATATGGCGCATCCGCAGGAAACACGGGAAAGGCTGCGACGATCTTACATCTTCGGCCAGATGTCGCTGGAGATTGCTTCCGCACAGGCTGGCGTGGCTTTTGCCACCGCGCGGCGCTGGAAAAAGGAAGCCCAGGACGCAGGCGATGACTGGGACAAACTGCGGGCCGCTCACCTCATGGCGGGCAACGGCCTTGAAGATATTGGCCGGGCTATCCTGACGGGTCTGATGACGCAGTATCAGGCAACGCTGGAACTGCTGACCACCGACTCACAGTTACCTGCCGATAAACGCGTGGAGCTGCTGGCAAGCCTGGCGGATGCCTTTAACAAGGCGGTGGCCGCGAACAAGAAAATTCTGCCGGAAGTCAGTCAACTGGCCGTGGCGCTGGATGTGATTCAGAAGCTGAGTGCCTTTGTGGCTGAGCATTATCCGAAGCACCTTGGGGCGTTCGTTGAAATCCTTGAACCCTTTGGTAAAGAGATGGAGAAAAATTATGGCTGACAGATTGATCCGCGTTAACTCACGCGTAAGCGTGATGGCAAGCCAGGTAGCATGTGTGGAAGCCCCTGAGTTTCGCGATGAAGTAAGAGTCCATCTTGTTGATGGCCGGGTCGAAAATCTCGAATTTTCCATGCGTAACAACCGGTGGCGCGCAAAAGACAGGTTTGAACAGGCTGTTAACGACGCTTTAAGCGGCATTAACACACAGGGAGAAAACGCCCAATGAAATTCCTGATTAGTCTTCTGCTCGATGCGATTGTTCTTCTCTCACTGTTCTTCGGTGTGTACCTCGGTGAAGAGCGACTGATTAACATTGCCTGCTTCGCACTCTGGTTTTTTGGTGTGGTGAACCTCATCGGCTTTCTTATTCCGTCTGCCGTGGAAAAGGCCGCTCAGGATTATGTCCATCGCACCTTATTTCGCCGCGCTTACGATCTGCTGACTGATATCGCGATGGTGGTGTTTGCGGCCTGGTCAGGCTGGTGGGTTCTCGCGGCAATCTATGGTCTGACAACGGTACTCAAAGCGGAGTTTTCGGCAAAGCAGGAAAAAAAGATTACAGAACAGGCAGTTCAGGAGTAACCCTGTGGCCAGAACCAGCAAATTATCCAGCAAAGATTTCCTCGCCGAACTGGCGGAGCTTTCCGCCAGTCTGCGTCGCACCATTGAAGCGGAGGACGTGGGGTTTGATCCGTCTGCCACTGCGATTGCTGAGCGCCGTGCCCTCGTTGCAGATCCGGTGGCGGGGTTTGAATACTTTGTGCAGCATTATTTTCCGCACTATGTCCGCCACGCTGCCCGCAGCGAGCTGCATAAATACCTTTATAAGCGCCTGCCGGAGATTGTTCAGGCGACTGGCGGCCAGAACGATGCCATTGCCGCTCCGCGTGGCGAAGCCAAATCCACTATCGTGAGCCAGCTCTTTGTTATCTGGTGCATTGTGCTGTCTCTCAAGCATTACCCGGTCATCATTATGGACTCCATTGACCAAGCCTATCCCATGCTGGAGGCTATCAAAGCGGAGCTGCAGTTTAACCCGCGCCTGCTGATGGACTTTCCGGAGGCGACCGGCGGCGGTCGTGTGTGGCAGGCGGGCACCATTCTGACCCGCAACGATATCAAGGTGCAGGTGGCGGGCAGCGGTAAAAAACTGCGTGGCCTGCGCCATGGCCCGTACCGCCCTGACCTAGCCGTGCTGGATGATATCGAGAACGATGAGCTGGTACGTAATCCTGAGCAGCGCGACAAGCTGGATAACTGGCTGAAAAAAACCGTGCTGCCGCTGGGTGGTGCCGGTGCAAAATTCGATGTGGTCTATATCGGCACGATCCTCCACTACGATTCCGTGCTGTCCCGCACGCTGAAAAACCCGCTTTGGAAGCGGGCCCGTTTCAAAGCGCTTATCAGCTGGCCGCATAACATGGAGCTATGGGATAAGTGGGAAGAGATATTACGCAACAACGACGAAGACGGTGAGATGCTGGCGCTGGCGTACTATCGCGAGCATCAGGCTGAAATGGACGAAGGTGCGGTGGTGTCATGGGCCGCCCGCCCGTTGTATGCGCTGATGCTCATTCGTGCCCGTGACGGCCACAGCACCTTTGATGCGGAATACCAGAATGACCCGGTCAGCGGTGAAGATGCGCCGTTTAACGGGTGCATCACCTTCTGGGTGAATCGTCTGGCCGAGTGGCGTTTTTATGGTGCGTGTGACCCTAGTCTGGGTAAGCTCGGTAACAACCGTCGCGATCCTTCCGCCCTGCTGGTCGGAGGCTTCAACCGCTTCACCGGTATTCTCGATGTGGTGGAAGCCCGTATCCGCAAGCGGGTGCCGGATAAAATTATCTCTGACGTTATCGAGTTGCAGCGTGAATACGGGTGCCTGGTCTGGGCGGTGGAGTCCGTTCAGTTCCAGGAGTTCCTGCGCACCGAACTGGTGAAGCGCTCCGCCGCGCTTGGTATTCCGGTTCCGGCCCGTGCCGTCATACCCGGTACGGACAAAATTCTGCGCATCGAATCCCTGCAACCGCATATGGCGAATGGCCTTATTCGTCTGCATGCCTCGCAGACCACCCTTATTGACCAGCTCCGGCACTTTCCCAAAGCTGACCATGATGACGGGCCTGATGCCCTGCATATGTTGTGGGCGCTGGCCGTATCAGGGGCTGGTCATTTTGATTTTAAAGCTGTCCCGCGCCACGGTCATCGCGGTGACAGGTTCGGCTCATCCGGAGGATGGTAAAGAATGGTTCAGATAGTCGATCAGTTTGGTCGCCCGCTAAATAAAGAGGTGCTCAAAGCCCCTCAGTCATCCCGTACCTTCGAACTGCAAAGGGACTGGCCGACACATCCCTCACGCGGAATGACGCTGGCACGCCTGCCGCGTCTTCTGGAAGCCGCCGAACAGGGCGACCTGTCGGCACAGGCTGACCTTTTTGAAGATATGGTAGAGCGTGACGGCCACATTTTCTCCGAGATGGCCAAGCGAAAAAACGCGCTGCTGACGCTGGACTGGAGTATTGAGCCACCACCGAACGCCACTGCTGAAGAAAAAGAGCTGACCGCCATGGTGGGCAGCTGGTTCGCTGACCTGCCGGAGATGGAAGACGTTACCCTGAACGCTGCCGAGGCCATCGGACATGGTTTTGCAGCGCAGGAGATTGAGAAGTGGGAACGTGACGGCAACGTCTGGCTGCCCACCAGAATCAAACTGCGCCCGCATCGCTGGTTCCGTACCACACCCGCAGCGGGGGATGAAATCCGCCTTAACACCGGTTCCGTGGACGGGGAAGAACTGTGGCCGTTCGGCTGGCTGGTACATACCCACAACGCCAAATCGGGATACATCGCGCAGTCCGGTCTCTATCGCGTACTGGTCTGGCCGTATCTCTTTAAAAACTACAGTGTCCGCGATATGGCGGAGTTTCTGGAGATTTACGGTCTCCCTCCCCGAATCGGTACGTATATGTCGGGTGCCTCACAGGATGAGCAGGACAGGCTGATGCAGGCGCTGGTCAGTATCGGCCATAACGCTTCGGGCATTATTCCGGAAGGCACCAGAATTGAATTCAAGGAAGCCGCGAAGGGACAGTCTGATCCGTTTATGGCGATGATTAACTGGGCGGAACGCACGGTATCCAAAGTCATTCTGGGGGGGACGCTGACCACGCAGGCGGATGGTAAAACATCAACCAACGCGCTGGGTAACGTACATAACGAGGTGCGCCATGACCTGCTGACCGCCGATGCGAAACAGATTGAAGGCTTTTACCGGGGCGTGATCCGGATGTTGCTCGCCATCAATGGCTATGACGTCAGCACGCGCCGCCAGCCTCGTCTGGTGTTCGATACCCGTGAACTGGAGAGCATTGAGACCTTTGCAACCGGTGTCTCCACCCTGGTTCAGGCCGGGATGAACAGCATTCCTGTGTCCTGGGTACGCAAGAAAGTGGGCATTCCGGAGCCGAAAGATAACGAGGAAGTACTGACCCCGACAGCACCATCTTCCCCGATGGCACCTGTGGCGCTGAGTCATGCGCCGGTATTCCGGCATTTCACGGCACTCAGCACCACGGGTGAAATCACTGACCCGGCACAGGATGCACTGGATAATGCCAGCAGTCCCGGAGCCGCTATCAGCCAGGCGATGGAGAAGCTGATTGCGCCTCTGGTGGCTGCGCTGCAGCAGGGACAGACCCCGGATGAGGCGCTGGATATTATCGCCGCCAGCTACCCGCAGCTTGATGACGCGCACCTGCAGCAACTGATTAGCCAGGCGCTGTTTGTCAGCGAGGTATGGGGACGACTCAATGCCGACAGCTGATGTTGATCTGGGCTATGCCATCGGTCTTAAGCCGGAAGAGGCGATTGCCTATTTCGAGTCAAAGGGCTACACCACCGGCTTTAACTGGCACGATGTGGAAGCGCGCGCTCATGCAACGGCGTTCACGGTGGCAGGCGTGCTCAAACAGGATGTGCTGGAAGATGTGCATCAGGCGATGCGAGACCACATCAGCAACGGCGGCACACTGCGGGATTTTGAACGCCAGCTTACGCCGGTGCTGGCCCGTAAGGGGTGGCTGGCCGACCGCGCTAAACTGGTGGCGGATGAGGATGGCGTGCTGGAGGGTAAACAACTGACACCCCGCCGCCTGCGTACCATCTTCGAAACCAACATGCAGGCTGCTTACGGTGCAGGCCGGTACGCCGAACAGATGGCGAATGCGGAATTCCGCCCCATCTGGGAGCGCGTGGCCGTGATGGACATGCGCACACGTCCACGTCACGCCGCGCTCAATGGTTTTACTGCCCGCTATGATGATCCGGTCTGGCAGTTTATGTATCCGCCGGATGGTTATCACTGCCGCTGCCGCATACGTGCCCGGACACAGGCCGATGCCGACAGGCTGGGTATAGAGGTGAAATCCTGGTCGCAGGATATTGTCACCGTACAGCAGGCATGGGGGCCGAACGATACCCGCGAAGTGCAGGCGCTTCGCTTTAACGGTGAGCTTTACACGCCCGATGCGGGCTTCGGCCACAACCCCGGCCAGGGCTGGTTGTCCTCCCTCGGTCAGCGTCTGATGGACAAATCCGCCACGACCACGCCACGTATTGCCGCACAGGCTATTCAGGAAACATTGTCTGAACCGGCGGTTCTTGATGCCGTCAGCGATGACGTTCGCCGCTGGGTGGATGCGGTCAGCGTGCGGGAGAATTCCCGTGGCGACCTGAAACGCGTCGGCGGCGTTCCGCCTGCATTACTGAACCGCCTTGAAGAGCATGGCGTCAGTCATCCTGTGACGCTCAGTATTCATGAAGAGGATGTGCGGCAGTCTCCGGGGCCGATGTGGTCAGAGCTTCCGTCACTGTTGCGTCAGCCTGCCGGTGTCTGGCTGGATGATGAGTCACTGGTGTGGCTGCTGGCCGGGCAGAATGCCACCCGTGCGGTACGGGGAATTCCTGCCGTTGATGGGTGGCGGTTGTCGCTGGTTAATGGTGGTGCCACGGTCAAAGCGGACGATATTTTGTCAGACCGCGCGACGCAGCTGCTGGAGCAGATGCCATGAGTTATGCCATTCAGTACGATATCGGTGACTTTGAGCGGTCGCTCGGCGATCTGATTAAAAAGCTGGAGCACCGCGAACCGCTGATGCGCGAGATGGCCGCCGCCATGGGTGATGCGGTCGAGGAAAACTTTGCGCAGCAGGGGCGGCCTGCGTGGATGGGATGGAGCCCTGCCTATGCCCGCAAGCGGCATGGCGGTAAAATTCTGCAGAAGTCGGGGCGGCTGGCCGCCAGCATCACGCAGTACAGCACCAATGATGAGGCAACGGTCGGCACCAATGTTAAATATGCCCCTATCCACCAGGAGGGTGGCGAAATCAGTATTGCCGCCCGCAGCCAGAAAGCGTATTACCGACAGAACAAAGATGGTTCGCTGAACAATCGCTTTGCAAAAAAATCACGGGCTAACTTCGAGCAGTGGAACACCATCGGGGCATATAAAATTAAGATGCCCGCCCGTCCGTTTCTGCATCTGACCGAGGACGATGTGGAGCGCATGGAGAATACCGCTGAGCAGTATCTTAAACTGATTTTTGACTGAGGGCAGATTCGCGCTGTAAGCCTCCCTGACGCGTTCAATACGATTGTGGTAGAGTGATTCGCCTCAACCGTGTTTACGCGTTTTTAAAAGCGGTTTAAAAAGCCCTGGCGTCTGATGCGCCGCTACTCTCATTAATTCCCTTCATTATCATCCGGCCAGGTGGCAAATCCACTGAACCCCTTCATCTGATCCACACCTCACGGGTGCCGTATCGTCGGCACCATGAAAAAGACACTCATTGCTTCACTCACCCAGGAAATCAATACCGCCACGCCAGGCGTCATCCAGCTGTTTCCGGCTGGAGAGTTCCGTGCCCGTGACGGTAGACCGACCGAATGCGCGACGTGGCTCATGACGCGGGAGATAGCTGAGCGTCTGATTGCTGCAGCTGACGCGCGTGACACCCCGTATGTTCTGGACTACGAGCACCAGACGCTTCGCGCGGCCAAAAATGGTCAGCCTGCACCGGCTTCCGCATTTTTCAAAAAGCTGGAGTGGCGTGATGGCGAAGGTCTCTTTGCCGTCGACGTGGAATGGACAGCCACCGCTGCCGCGATGGTGGAGGCCGGAGAGTATCGTTTTATTTCCCCCGTTTTTTCCTATGACAAAACCGGTCAGGTGCTGGAGATCCTTAATGCCGCCCTGACCAATACTCCGGCTCTTGACGGGATGGAGGAAGTGTTACTCGCCGCCGCCTCCCTGATGAGCACCCATCTGACCACTGAGGGTAATACCGAAATGGATGAACTTCTCGAACGTCTGCGCTGGATGCTGAATCTTCCGATTACTGCCACCCAGGAGGACATTATTGCCGAGCTGAACAAGCTCATTGACCAGCTCTCCGAAGGGAAAGGTACAGCCGCTGCCTCCGTCAGTCTGCTGGATATTCTGAACCAGAACACACAGACCATTGCCACCCTCACGGCACAGGTTGCCACCCCAGACCCGGCGAAGTTCGTGTCAGTGGAAACCATGAACGCAGCCGTTCAGCAGGCAGCGGAACGCGCCAGCGCCCCGAACACGGCGGCACTGGCCACGCAGGAAGCGAATGCGCTGATTACCGTTGCGCTCAGTGATGGCCGTTTGTTACCGGCGCAGCAGGCATGGGCGGAATCCCTGGCCAGCTCCAACCCGGCCAGCCTGAAAGCGTTTATTGAGAAAGCGCCGAAGATTGCCGCCCTGACCACCAGTCAGACGCTGGGCCTGCCCCCGGCAGGACTGCCACCACGTCAGAACGAGACAGACGATGACGCTATCGACCCGGCCATTTGCTCGATGTTCGGTAATGACCCGGACGAAGTGGCGAAATACACCAAATAAAGGAGCCCGTAATGGATCGTCAAACACCTTATCGCGACGGCCAGCTGTTTGCCGTCCCGGTCGCTGCGGCGACTGAACATTTCGGCGGGCACATTGTGTCAGCCAACGCTGCCGGTTTTGCCGTGCCGGGGAGTGCGACAGCCGCCAACGTGACGCTGGGTATCTGCGATGGATGGGTGGATAACAGCGCCGGTCTGGCAGGCGATGCCAGTGTGCTGGTACGCCGTGGTAAAGCCTGGTTTCTTGCAAACAGCACTGCTGACGCGGTGACGCAGGCGCAGGTTGGCAGGGATTGCTATGTGGTGGACAGCCAGACCGTGGCGAAAACCAGCGATACCAATGCCCGCCCTGTGGCTGGCAAGGTGCTGGGTCTTGAAGGTGATGGCGTCTGGGTTCTGATTTAAAGGAGAAGACCGTGTTAATTAACGTAAAAAATGTACGTCAGATTTTCATTAATCTGAAAGCCACCTTCCAGGGGGCGTTCGATCAGACCCCTTCGGACTGGAAAAAGGTGGCCATGCTGGTGCCGTCCACCGGAAAGGAAAACGACTATAGCTGGCTGAGCCGTTTCCCGAAAATGCGCGAGTGGATTGGCGATAAAGTGGTCAAATCACTGGCCGCGTTCAACTACACCATTCGCAACAAGGACTGGGAAGCGACGGTTGAAGTTGATCGCAACGATATTGAAGACGACCAGATTATGGGGTATGGCCTGCAGGCCAAATCGGCGGGTCAGTCTGCGGCAGAGCTGCCATCAGATATCGTGTTTGCCCTGCTGAGTGGCGGCTTCGTAAACCTCTGTTATGACGGTCAGCCCTTCTTTGATACCGATCACCTCGTTGGCGGGCAGTCTGTGTCCAATAAAGGCACGAAGAAGTTGAGCGTGACGTCACTTGCCGCAGCCAAGGCCAGTTACGGTGCGGCAAGAGTTGCCATGCGCAGTCTCAAGGATGATGAAGGCGCGTCGCTGAAAATTCGCCCGACTATTCTGGTCGTCCCGCCCGCGCTGGAAGATGACGCGAATTACCTCATGACAGCTGAACGCTTACCGGACAACACCTCGAACCCGTACAAGGGGACGGCGGAAGTGCTGGTCGTGCCGGAACTGACCTCTGACACCGCCTGGTTCCTGCTGGATACCAGCAAACCGGTGAAACCGCTGGTTTATCAGGAGCGTAAAAAGCCGGTCTTTGTCGAGCAGACCGACTACACCGCCGACAACGTCTTCATGCGCAAGAAATTCATCTTCGGTGCAGAAGCCCGCGCCAACGGTGGCTACGGTTTCTGGCAGATGGCGTATGGCTCAACAGGGGTGGATGCATAATGCCTATTCAAATCACAGCCCGCCGTGACGGTTTCCGCCGTCTCGGTATCGCCCACAGCGCCGCCGGTCGCACCTGGCCGGATGACCAGTTCACGGCGAAAGAACTCGCCGTGCTGGAAAGCGATCCCAACCTCATCGTGGTGCGGGTGCCAGACGTTCCGGAGCAGGATACTTCCGGCACCATTCAGCTGACCGCAGAACGGGATGCCCTGCAGTCGCGCGTCAGTGAGCTGGAGACCGGGAATATCCAGCTCAACAAAGATATTGAGTCGTTTAAACAGCAACTTGATGCAGCCAACTGCACCATCACGGCGATCACCGCCGAGCGTGATGCTCTGCAGGTGAAACTGGATGCGGCCCCCGCGCCTGTTTCAGATGCCGGGCCAGCGTCAGACAGTGTGAATGATAACGCGACCTCTGACGAGACCGTCTCTGCGGGCAAGAAAAAGGGGTAAGCCATGTATGCGAACCGCGAGGACATGGTACGGGCGTTTGGTGAGCGCGAGTGTATTTCACTTACTGACCGCAACTATACCGGGACTATCAATGATGACGTGCTGAATGGTGCCCTTGAACAGGCCAGCGCTGAAATTGACGGTTATCTCTGCGGCCGTTACCCGGTGCCATGGGCGGATGAACCCCGTGTTCTGGTCATCCGCTGCTGCAATATCGCCCGTTATCTGCTGTGCGGTTCTGATACCCAGATGACGGTCGAAATCCGGGAGCGGTATGAGGACACCATCCGCTATCTGGAGAAAATTGCAGGCGGCAAAATCAACCTGGGGCGTACAGCCAGCGGGGATGTGGTGAAAAGTGGCACCGGAGCACGGGTGGTATCAGGTGGCCGCGTCTTTGGTCGTGACCAGACTCGTGGAGGCGGTTTCTGATGGTGATCGCCGATATTGAACGCGCCATCGTCGACCGACTGCAGGCAGGGATGGGCCGTATGGCCAGACATGTTCGCTCGTATGGGGGTGAAATGGATGGCGAACCTGCAGAGGTACTGCGCCAGTTGCCCGCCATCTGGGTGACATTTGGCGGTGTGCAAAAAACTGAGCCTTACAGCACATCAAAGCAGAAGTTCGTCACCCACGGGCGTTTTGCTGTGATTGTCGGTGAACGCAATGTTCGCAGCGAGGAAGCTGCCCGTACAGGGGGCGTGAATGAGAGTGAAGTCGGAACATACCGGATGGTTGAAGCCGTGCGTCGTCTGCTCTCCGGCCAGGATATGGCTGATACAGGTATACGGATTGCACCGTTACAGCCAGGTCGTGTGCGCACGCTCTTCAACACGGAGGTTGAGCGCCAGGCATTGTCCGTTTTTGCCTGTGAGTTCGACACCAAATGGATTGAGTCCTCACTGGAGAACGGGAAATTCCCGCTGACGAATGCACCTGATGGCCATCCGGACAGTCTCTTTCGCGACTACGGCGGTACGACCTCAGAGGACGATCCTCAGTGGCTGAGTACGCGACTGAGTTATGACCTGAAAAAGCCGGACAAAGATAATGCAGCTGAGGACATGATTAACCATGAGCAAGATTAACGTTACAGCCGCTCCGGGGTTGAAGGTGCCGCGCGAAGATAACCCGCGCCGCTATATCACCGACGCGGCCCCCCTGGAGGTGGATAACTCCGCCTACTACCAGCGTCAGCTGATGGCCGGAGATCTTATTGAGGTGACGGCCACCGGTAAAAACAAGGCCAAAGCGCCGACAGTCACCACGGAGGTGAGCAGTGTCCAGTCCTAATATCAGTTTTGACACCATCGGCTCAAACCGTAAGCCAGGGCAGTACATTGAATTCAACACGCGCCTTGCGGTGCGCACCCTGCCGGGTAACACCCAGAAGGTGCTGATGGTGGTGCAGATGCTCGGCAGTGGCACAGCCGCACCGCTGACCATCCAGGATATTTTCTCTGATGATCAGGCGGCAACGTACTTTGGCCGTGGCTCACTGGGACACCTGATGGCGACAGATGCAATCGGAGCCAATCCCTACCTGCAGTTGCAGATGATTGGGGTCGCGGATGCAGCCACAGCGACATCCGCAACGGGCAAAGTCACCATTACTGGCCCGGCCTCCGGCAACGGTACGCTGAGCGTCATCATCAACGGCACCCGTATTGATGTGGGTATTTCCGCTGCTGATACTGCAGCGGCCATTGCCACAGCGCTTGTCGGGCTGATTACCCAGAAAGACGGGCTTCCCGTCACTGCGGAGGCGGCAGATGGTGTGGTCACGCTGACGAGTCGCCACAAAGGTACCATCGGCAATGACATTGCATTATCGGCCAGTGTCACCGCACCCGGTGTGACCGCAGCCACCACGGCAATGAGCAGCGGGAATGTTGATCCGGATATCGCACCGGCGCTGGCCGCTGCGTTTACGGCAGGTCATAACATCGTGGTCTGCCCATTCGCCACGCAGGATGCAATGACGGTGCTGCGTAACCATCTGACCAATGTCAGTAATGCAATGGAACAGCGTGGCGCGATTGGTGTCGGGGGCTGGCGTAAATCGCTCTCCACCGGTATTGCTCTCGCGGAATCCCTGAATGAGGGGCGCATCACCCTGGGCTGGCACAACGGTTCGGTGAAAACACCGGCGCAGATTGCGGCAGCTTATGCAGCCGTCATCGCCAGCGAAGAAGACCCGGCCCGTCCGCTGAATACGCTGGCCATGAGCACGCTGGACGTCACCGCACTGGAAAGCCGACCGGGACGCACTGAACAGGAAAGTGCCCTACATAACGGCCTTACCCCGTTTGAGATTGGCCCCGGAGATAAAGTGCAGATCGTGCGTGCCATCAGCACCTACACCAGAAACGCCCAGGGCGTGGACGATGTGGCGCTGCTGGATATCACCACCATCCGCACGCTGGATTATGTACGCAAGGCCTGCCGTGAGCGCATTGCATTGCGCTTCCCTCGCGACAAGCTCAGCGCAAGGACGCCTCCCAAGGTGCGCAGTGAGCTGCTGGATGTGCTCTATAAGCTGGAAGAGCTGGAGATCATCGAAGAAGTTGATGCCAATAAAGACGGTCTTATCGTCGAGCGCGATTCACAGGACGTGAACCAGCTGAATGCCCGCATCCCGTCTGATGTGGTGAATGGTCTCCACGTCTTCGCCGGTCGCATCGACCTGCTGCTGTAAGGAGTGATACAGAATGGCACTTGAAGAATATGTTGGCGCAATCGTCATGGAAGTTGACGGTCAGGAAATCGAAGTCACTGACCTCAAGGAAGATGTGACCACCGGACGTAAGCTGGTCAAAACGATGAACAAAACCGGGCGGGCAAAAGGCTTTTCCCGTGGCATCGAAGAGATCCAGCTGACCGTCACCGTGGTTATCCCTGAGTCCGGCGATCTCGACTGGGGCGCAATCGAAGGCGCGAAAATCACGCAGTACCCGCTCAACAGCAGCGGTAAGCGGGTATCGTACCTGGACTGTTTCAGCACGCAGGTGGGTGCGCAGTACACCGTGGATAACGAAGCGAAGCGTGATATCACCATGAATTCGCTGCGCCGCGTGGAGGAGTAAATGGAAAAGCACGCATTGCTGTACGGCGTTAAGGTCGGCGACAAAGTACATACGGACTTTATGGTGCGTATACCGGTGGTCAGGGATACCATCGAAGCACTGCGCCTCACGGATGAGGCCTGTGGCACCACGGAAGGTGCTGCAGCCGGAATGTATTACCGCGTCGCTGTCATGGCGCAGGCCATAACGGCGCTCGGTGATTTGCCGAAAGAGGCTATCACCCCGGAGCTGTTGCTGGATGAACTCAATGATGACGATTTCGACATTATTGATGCGCAGATTGAAGCCATTAAAAAAAAGCGGATGGATTCGAACAGCAGCTCAGCGGTTACCGAACCCTCGTCCTCGCCCTCGGACGGTACGGCATCAGCGAGCAGCAAATCGGCGGAATGACCCGCACGGAACTCGACGGTTACACCGATGCGCTTGCCCGGTTACATGGACATAAAACCGGGCAAACCACCACCCGCACCACCCGCTCATTCAAATCGCAACGCCGGAAAAAAGGCGGTAAACGGAGATAATCCATGGCGCGTAATCTACAACTGGCGCTGCAGCTGCTTGCCCGCGATACTGGCTCTAAGGTTCTGAAACAGGCGCTGCAAAGCATCACCCGCGATACCAGAGCGGCGCAAAAAGCAGATGATGAACTGGCAAAATCCCGGCAGCAGAACACCACCAGCGCGATTCGAGCTTCCCGTACCCTGCAGGATGAGTACCGCCGCGCCAGTTCGGCCCGGTCTACGCTGGGCATTCGTTCCGAGCGTGAGATCCAGCGGGAAATTCAGCAGACCATGGCGGCATATAACCGCCTGACCCGCACAGGTATGCTGTCAGCCAACGAGCAGAGCCGTGCATTTCGTGCCATGACAGACCGTGTAAAAAACCTGCGTACCGAACTGGTCGGCGTTAATGACTCCATGACGCGCATGCAGCGCATGAAGGCCGCAGGCTCAACGGTGGCGGCTGTTGCGGGTGGTTTGACCGCTGCGGGTATGATTATTAAAGACCCGGTACAGCGGCAGATGGCTTATGAAAGCCGTAACCTGGAGATTGCAAATACGGCGTATAACAATCTCTCTGCCCCGGAACGCCTGAAGAAAGTACCAGAGATCAATGATGCTATTCGCAATGCTGTGCGGAAAGGCGGCGGCACTCCGGAGGCGGCGCAGAACACAATGTCTAACTTGTTTGCTGGCGGTCTGAAAGAAGATCAAGTTATGACTGCATTACCTGTCATAGCCCGTTACGCCAGTGCATCAGGAGCAGATCCAAAAGCACTTTCCGACATCGCCATTGCAGCGGTTAAAAACTTTGACATTAAGATGGAGGACCTGCCTGCGGTATTTGATAAAGCGATTAGGTCTGGTGAAAATGGGAAATATGAATTAAGTGATATGGCGGGTTCTCTTGCCCTGACGCTGACAAAAGCCAAAGGAATTGGTATGTCAGGCCTCAAGGATTTAGATATCGTTCTTGCATTACTGCAAGCTAATTCCGAGACTGCCGGTGATAATAGTGCAGCATCTACAAACGTAAATAACTTCCTTGATAAATATACGAGCGCTGATACTCAAAATGCCATGAAGAATTATCGATTCAGGGGTAAGAATGGCGAGAAATTAAAATATACTGATTATTTAGCACAACAACGACTTCAGGGGGTAACAACTTACGATGCATTTACCAATGCTGTATCTGGCATAGTATCAGCTGACCCACGAGTTAAAAAATTACGTGTACAGGCTGAAAAATATAAAGGAACAGATAAGGAAAAAGACATTCTTGCGTCTCTTGATATTGTCGTCGCTTCAATAACATCGAAAATAATCGCTGACCAGCAAGCATCAACAGCATTAAAAACAAGTCTGATGAAAAAGGACTTTATAAAAGAACAGATTGCAGGTACTGAAAATTCTGCAGGCGCAGGTGATGCTTCATTTGATGTAATGTCTTCGGGTAATCAATATAAATCCCAACAGTTTGAATCCGAAAAAATGTTTGCCGAGCAGGATGCCATGAAACCGGTCGCTGATTTATATGGCGATCTCGCAACAAAACTTGCGGATTATGCGAAGGAATATCCAGAGTTAACAACGGCTGTTTCAGGAGCAACCACTGCAATTAAGGGCATGACAGCGGCAGCGGTTACTTTTGCTGGTCTTAATTTACTAACGGGTGGGGCTAACAAATTACCTAAAAATATCCCCGTCCCGCCCGTTCCCCCTGGTGCCGGTGGCTCCGGTATTCTTGGCGGTGTATTTAAGATGCTGGGTTTGGGCATGACCGCCACAACCGTTGCAACAATGACGACACCTGATGAGGATGATGAACTCATCAACGGGCCTGCAAAATGGGCACAGATTAGGGCGAAATACAGCCAGGAACGGATAGATAAAGCCCGTAAGCTCTATCAGCCCTGGTATCAGTTCGGTCGAGGGTATGCCACTGAAAACGAAGAGTGGTTAAACCAACTGGCTCAGGATGAAACGAAAGGGACAGTGCCTGACAAGGGCGCTTCCCAGGTTGATGCCGGTTCATGGTGGAATCCACCGTCATCTATAGGACAAACTCCGGCAACAACTGGCGTTCCTTCTTATCTGCTGCCAGCCCAGCAGAAACCCCAGCCTGTGACCATCACCACCAATCTGATGCTGGACGGGCGGACGGTTGCGCAGGCAGTCAACGAGTATAACGGCGAACAGTCCGTTCGTGGTTCCACGGGAGGCCCACAGTGAGCTGGGAAGACTCGATGCAGGATGCGTCCTTCCGGGGCGTCCGTTTTGATGTAATCAACACCCGTGACAGCGCCAGCCGGGATATTTCCACTTACGAGTATCCGTATGTGGATGGCGGCGATGTAGATGATTTAGGGCGAAAGCCACGCAACCTCCGGGTAACAGCCCTTTTCTGGGGCGATGATTATGACACCCGGCTGCAGGCGTTTCTGGCCGCTCTCGATACACGCGGCAGCGCGGAGCTTATCCACCCGGTCTTTGGCTCCATGCCGGGCATGCAGTGTATTGAGTATCAGGCATCGCATGACGCGGAGAACGTGGATTACTGTACCGTGGAGGTGGCCTTCCTGCAGGGTGGTCTCAACGTCGCCTTTTTTGGCAGCGATTTCCCGCTCTCCAAAGCTGATATCATTTTTAACCAGGTACAATCTGCACTTGGCCAGGCGCAGACCGCCATTGATGACCTGCTTTCTCCGCTGAGAACGGCTAAAAAGTGGATGAAGCGGGCGAAGTCACTGGCCACCACCGCACTGAACATGGTGACCGTTCTTAAGGGAGATCTGACCGGTTTCGTCAGTACCACCACAGATTTTGTGAACTATCCCAAAGCCTTTATGAGCGATCTGCAGAGCGCTTTGAGCCTGACCTCGCTCACGTCAAAATCATCTGTCAGTAACAATCCGGGAAGCTACGCGCAGTCCTCGGATGTGGCAGGAACGGCGGGTATCGTGATGGCCGACTGGAAAAATGGTCATGCACAGCTTAAGGATGTGGCCGCCATGCCTGAACAACTGGTGACGGGGCAGACCACCGCCCCTGTCACTATCCCGTCAGGTTCATCCACGGCGGATATCACTGAACTGGTTAGTGCTGTCAAAATCCAGGTTGCCCTGCAGCTCGCGCTCGATGCCTCGGATATTCTCAGCGATGAGAGCATCAGCGATATTTTGTCGCCGATCGATATTGAGCAAATCACCAGTGATACCCGCACAGCACTGCAGGAGGCCATAGAGCAGACCCGTACAGCGTTCGCCGATGACACTCAGAATGTCAGCGCCGGTGAAACCGCCAGCGGGATTGCATGGCAGCCGGTTGTCGGCAGCCTGAAAGATATTGCCCTGGCGGTTCAGGAACTGGGGGCCGCAGTAATCACCAGCCGACCGCCGCTGACCACCCGGACGGTTCAGGCTGACACCAACCTGCATCTGCTCGCCCATCTCTGGTATGAGGATTACACCCGTGCCGCCGAGCTGCTGCGCCTGAATCCGTCGCTGCGTGACCCCAACAGTTTGAAAACGGGGGATGTGCTCAATGCCTACTCAAGATAAGGATACGCAGAACACCGTGAGTCTGGTCATCGACGGTAAAATCCACAGCGCCTGGAGCCGATACCAGATTGATTCTGATTTTCTGGTGCCGTCCGATGCCTGGAGTGTGACGCTGGGCCTTCCTGATGGCGTGTTTCCGTCTGCCATTACGCGCGGCGTACCGGTGCTGGTCAGGGTGGGTAACGATGTGGTCATGTCCGGGCGCGTGGATACCATCCAGCGGCGCGTGTCCCGCCAGCAGGTATCATTGTCCCTCTCCGGGCGCGATGGTGCGGCGATTCTGGTTGACTGCGCCTCGCCAGTCTTCACGTCCCGACAGCTCAGCCTAGAAGAGGTGATCGCACAGGTCGTCAGGCCGCTGGGCATAACAAATATTCGCCTTGAAGCGGAGTCCTCCACACGTAATGACAAGGTCAGTGTTGAACCCGGCGAACGGGCCTGGGATACGCTGGAGCGTGCCGCTGCTGCGCGGGGGCTGTGGCCATGGTTTGAACCGGATGGCACGCTGGTCATCGGTGGCCCGGACTATACAAAAGATCCGGTTGCCACGCTGATACTCAACCGTGACGGGCGCGGAAATAACGTGCTTGATCTGAGTGACCGGTCATCCATTACCGGCTCTTTCTCTGAGCTTACGGTACTGGCACAGGGGCACGGCCAGGGGAAAAAGTCCAGCCAACTGGAAGTAATTGACGTGGACGGTGCGGAGACTGCCGCTGAAGACGACGATGGCAGCGACGATCTGGATGAAATATTTAACAACACCGGTTCGGCAGAGAACGGGTTTCACGGGCTGCGCACTGTTGTTCGTGACGGTACTGTGCCTTATTACCGGCCCCAGATTATGGTTGCCGGTGATGCGGACAATCAGGCGCAGGTGGACTACCGCGCCCGCAAGGCTATAGCCGACGCCCGCCTGAGCGGGTACGACCTCACCGCCATTGTAAAAGGCCACCGCATGGAGAGCGGCCAGCTCTGGGAGCCCGGCCAGCGTATCCGTGTGCGCAGTGAGCCGCACAGCATTGATGCGATCTATTTCCTGATGGGGCGTGAGTTTTCCGGCGGTCGTCCGGATAACACCGTCACCACACTGCGCCTGAAAGAGGATGGCATCTGGATACCGGACGCTTACCCGAAAAAACGTAAGTCCCGCAAACGCCGCGCCAAAGTGAATAAAGACCTGGAGATTATCGATGTGGAACAGAATTGATGCCCGTATTAACGGGGCGTTAAACCGTATAAGAATGGCCTTCAGGGGCGTTTTAATCCGCGTTAACAGCGGTGGGGATATTCAGACTGTTCAGGGCAAGGCACTGGCAACCGAAACCCTGCAGGATGTGGAAATGTTCCAGCAATACGGCTTCACCTCGAACCCGCCTAAAGGCACCAAAGCCATCATGCTGCCGCTTAACGGCAAAACAAGTCACAGTATCGTGATTGCCACCGAGCATGCACAGTACCGGCTGAAGAACCTCAAAAGCGGTGAGCTGGCTATCTATACCGATGAGGGCAGCCATATTATTTTAAAGCGCGGCAAAATTATCGAAGTGAGCTGCGATGAATTTATTGTGAACGCGAAAAATAAATTCCAGGTTAATACGGTTGATTTCGATATAACGGCAACGAATCAGGCGAAGTTTGAAACACCCCTGTTAAAAGGCAGTGATGAAATCTCTGACGGCAAATCGACGATGACCGGAATGCGGGATATTTATGATAACCACACTCATCATCATGGTGGTGATGCGGGAACCACGGAGAAACCTGACCAGCCGATGTAATTTGTGGTAACGTTGTTTTCCCCGTCCGGGTATCCATCCCACTGAACCCCTTCACCGCGAATTTATCTTCCCGTGCCGCCAGTATAGCGGCATGGAAATGCTTATTGATCCGACCACCGGTGATTACTCCGGGGAAACCACCGACACCCTTGCTAACGCTGTTTATCTGCGGCTGATGACGCCGCTTGGCTCATGGTGGGCTGACCCGTCCCTGGGTTCTCTGTTGCACACACTCCGGCGCGAGAAAGATGTTTCGCGCGTCAGAAAGCTGGCCGTTCAGTATGCACAGCAGGCGCTGCAACCCATCATTGATGATGGTCGCGCCACGTCCATTGATATCAGCGCAGAGCATTACCGGTCAGGCTGGGTGCTGTTGCTGGTTACCGTCACGGCTGCGAGCGGAACGCCGCAGACCTGGAAACTTCCGGTTAAGGTCAGCTGATGCCATTTATCACCAAAACTGCCGCACAAATTCGTGATGACCTCCTGCGGGATATCAAAAACCTCCTGCAGTTGTCCGACGAAAAGCTGGGCCCGGACAGCGACTGGTATGTGCGGGCATCCTCAGTGGCCAGCGTGGCCGAAGGACTGTATCAGCACCAGGGCTGGATTGTCCGCCAGATTTTCCCCGACACGGCAGACGCCGAATATCTGTATCTTCATGCCCGCACGCGTGGCCTGACCAAAAAGGCCGCGAACAGCGCCTCCGGGACAGCCGTTTTTACCGGTGATTCCGGCTCCACGGCAGCTGCGGGGCTGGTGTTTAAACGTGACAGTGTGTCATGGACAACCACGCAGGATATCACCATCGGTGCAGGCGGCACCGCCACCGTCAACGCGGTTTCGTCCCTGGCTGGTGCGTCAGGGAATACCACAGCGACCACCACCGCAACCCTGACCACCACACCGGACGGGTTTGACAGTACGGTCAGCGTGGGGGTGATGAGTGGTGGAACCGATGAGGAAAGCGATGCCGAGCTGCTTAGCCGCCTGCTTGAAATTATCCGTCGACCGCCCGCAGGCGGCAATAAATACGATTACAAACGCTGGGCGCTGGAGGTTAGCGGTGTCTCAGCGGCATATGTGTACCCCCTGCGGCGCGGGCTTGGTACGGTGGATGTGGTTGTCACCTCTGCGGGCGGCTTACCGTCACAGGACGTGATTGACAGAACGCAGGCCTATATCGATGACCTTCGACCGGTCACCGCCAAAAATACGCAGGTTATCATGCCAGCCATCCACACATTTAACGTACTGGTTAAGGTGGCCCTGGACGGTATTACCCTCGCCGATGCGACCACGGCCATTACCTCCGTTTTGCAGGATGACGACTCCAGGCGCGAGCCCGGTGTGGCATTTATCCGAAGCCAGGCGGGTACGCTGATTTCGCTTGTTCCGGGTATTTCGGATTATGAAATTGTCACACCCGCCGCGAATATCCAGCCCGTGATTGACGAAGAACAGGTTGAATGGTTTCGTCTGGGAAATGTGGAGGTTGAGCTGCTATGAGCTATTACAACCTCCTGAATCTGCTTTTACCCCAAGTCTCTTACAGTCCGGGGGAGCCATTTCTTGATGCTTCCCTGCGTTCTGAGGCGGCTATGTTTCGCGGCCTTGATACCAGTGCCGACCTCGCTGAGGGAGGGATTACTCCCTTTTACGCCCGCAGCCTTATCGCTGACTGGGAAAGGGTTCTTGCCCTTATTCCACCAGAAGGTGCGACCTACCAGCAGCGCCAGCAACGTGTACTGGCAAAGCTGGCAGAGGTGGGTGGCCTCAGTATCCCTTATTTCATCCAGCTGGCTGCAAGCCTGGGTTACTCCATCACGATTGACGAGCCACAACCATTCCGGGCTGGCGTGAACCGGGCAGGTGATCGTCTCTGGGTGGAAGACATTATCTGGGTGTGGCGTGTGAACGTCCAGAACTCGGGCACACAGGTTTACCATTTCCGTGCTGGCAGTTCTGCTGCCGGTGAAAGGTTGACGGCATTTGGCGATCCGGTCATTGAGGACGTTTTTCGCGACCTCAAACCTGCCCATACCTTTTGCTATTTTGCATATCAGGAGAACGAATAATGCATTCGCTAATGCCTCCGGTCGATACACCGGATAACACATTTCATGATGGCAATCCGCTGACCGGTGAGCTGGGGACAATCGTTACTGCGGCACATCTCAACAATGTGCAGGATGCGGTTCGTGATACGCAGGAAGAGCTTATCGCTGTGCTTGCTGCTGCGGGTAATGCACCTGATTCAAGCGCCGGGCAATTGCTTGCCGCACTTCAACTACTCTTTGCAGCAAAGAATGACACTTTAGGTGCGTTGGCCAGCCTGGTCGGTGCCAATAATAAGTTGCCCTATTTTACTGGCGCTAATGCTGCAGCGCTTACTGATATTTCAGATATTGGACGCAGTGTTATCGGTCAGTCCTCTATAGCAAACCTTCTCACATACCTTGGTTTGGGAGCAGGCGCACCGCCCATAGGAATTCCGTTTTTCTGGCCTTCGGCAGCCATGCCGAACACCGTGATGCCTGAATGGGCTGATATGGTTTTCATGAAATTTAATGGGGCATCATTTTCAGCAACAACATATCCACAGTTAGCTTTGGTTTTCCCATCTTTAGTTATTCCAGAGGCTAGGGGAGAGTTTTTGCGCACATGGGATGACGGAAGGGGAGTGGATAGTGGTCGAGCCCTGTTGTCTGCGCAAGGTGATGCCATAAGAAACATCACAGGTAGTTTTGGTGGGACAACAAACAATGACACCTGCTCCGTCCTTGGCCAGGGTGTTGGTGTATTTGCGAATGGCACTAGTTTAGTAACCCCAACTAATGGTTCTGTTATTGGATCGGCGACAAGACCTGTAACTATGACGCTCGATGTAAGCAGACAGGTTCCTACTGCCAGTGAAAACCGTTCACGTAACATTGCATTTAACTTTCTGGTAAGGGCTAAATAATGAAACCTGTATTTGATGAAAATGGCCTGGCGACACAGGCCGGTGATATTCGCTGTTTTTATTACGATGAATTAACAGGGGAATATACTGGCTGGTCAGATGAGTTTATTAATGTTGGCGTGAGCATGCCAGGTAACTCCACCGATATTGATCCGGGTGAAACAGTTGCAGAAAAGGTCTCCCTATTCACCGGCACTGACTGGAGACAGGAAGAAGATCACCGTGGGGATACAGTCTATTCGGTTGAGAATAAACAAGGGTCAGTCGTGGATTACATCGGGCCAGTCAAAGAGGGATTCACCACTGCCGCGCCAGTGTCAGCATTTGATAAATGGGACGGGAAAAAGTGGGTAACAGATACTGAGGCGCAGCAGGCCGCTGCTAAAGCCGAAGCGGAACTACAGCGTCAACAATTAATAAGTTCTGCGATGCAGTCTATCAGTATCATTCAGTTGAAATTGCAGGCAGGGCGAGCGTTGAGTGACGCAGAAAAAAATAAACTCAATGCGACGCTTGATTATATTGATGCGGTTACTGCAACCGATACAGCAACCGCACCGGACATTAACTGGCCTGTTCCCCCGGAAGCGTAGGCCAGTCGGGTTTTACTGTGTCAACGCGCATCAGCAGAACCCGGTATTTTTTCCAGTCACCCAGCGCGGCGGTTTCTTCTTCCGTCGCGATCCCGGCATCAACCGCATCCTGCCGCCAGGATATTTCGGAATCAGCAATTTTCTTCAATGCAGATTTTTTCTGTTCTGCCGTCTCCTTCAGTTCCTCGGCTGAAGGTGGTGGCTCATCTATCCAGACTGGCATGCCATCTGCCGCCCCTAATTTTTTACCCACTGGCGGCGCGCTGGTGAATTCCATCATGACGCTATCGCTAACTTCAAATGCATCTTCTGGCCATATCCCTGCAGGGTCGTAGACGCTTTCCTTTAGTGCGTTGGCATAAAAGAGAGATTGTGAAGGAGAGAAGGAGTATTTAGTTGTCATCTTATTTTCCTATGGCAATCCAGAGCACACTGTTTGTCTGTCTCGCACCGGATAAATTCCATGTGCTCACACCATTTAACACTGTAGTGGTCGTATTAACTGCGGTGGCAAGAATCGGCGTTGATGCAGTTACCGCAAGTGAAAATGAAGGTGACTCACTAAATGGCGTTGGGTAGGTAACGTTATAGCCCCCTGTTGTTAGGGTATTGGCAATAACGCCCCATTGAACCAGCACCCCACTGGGAAGCCGGAACCATTGCCCAGCGCCAGAAGAACCCGAAGCAAAAGAGTTCATATCCGGAATCTGATTCGCCCCGGTGCCGACGTCTCGTTTTGCAGCCTCTTTTAAACCAACCTTTGAAAATGGTCACCTATATAGGTGACCATTCGGGTTAATGCAGCGTTGTAGTTGAGCTGGACTCTGCCATTGCCACTGTCAATTCATCGCCTTCGGCTGAGATCTTAATGGTATTACTTCCTTCTGATTTAGCGCCTTTTGGTAGACCTAGCTGATCATAGATACACAAGAATCTTGAATCATTTATAAAGGTGATTTCTGTTACAGTCCCACCTTCAACGACCTTAGAGTCTATTGATTTTATCAAATTGATATCCTGAACATTAATGTGCTTTATCGCATCCCAGTTAAGGCTGATGTCCACGTTATCCTTTTGCATCGTTATCACATGACCGGCCTTATGCTGGGTTGTGACTTTTCCATCAGGGCTCATCGTAATCTTTTGCCCCATGTGATAAATAATTTGAGTTCCGTCTTCGAGACACTCGATTTTTGGCTCTTTAGTAAAGTCGTTCATGAAAATCCTTCAATTATCTGTTGCTGGAAGGTGCTAATCTACACGAATCCTTGGTTATGTATGTAATGAGGCTCTAGAAATCCCCTTGAATATAAATAAATTTTTATGGTGTTGGCTTGTAATGCTCGCGTAGCTCTTTGTCAAAAGTGAAACTCTGATAACCTGGTTCTACTGACGAACAGAAGGATGAGCAGGAGATCGCTTTATGATTATTGGGTATGCACGAGTATCAAGTAACCATCAGGACACCGAGCTTCAGATGCAGGCGCTCAGAGCTGCTGGCTGTAAGTTAATTTTTGAGGAAAAGGCTTCTGGCCGTAAGACGAATCGACCAATCTTGAAGAAAGTGGTTGAGATGCTTGAACCCGGTGACGAATTGGTCATCTGGAAGTTAGATCGTATCGGTCGCAATGTACTGCACGCATTATTGACCTTTCAGAGCCTCGCAGAACGCAATGTTAATATTCGTTCTATTACAGATGGCGTTGACCTGAGCACTGCCAGTGGGCGCTATAACTTCCGTAATATTCTCTCTGCGGCACAATATGAGTCTGATCTGAATAGTGAACGCACTCTGGCAGGGTTAGCGGTTGCCCGCGCTAAGGGGAGGATTGGCGGACGTAAGCCTAAGTATACTGATGAGCACTGGGATGCGTTTGAACGGGAAATTAAGTCCGGCTGCTCACATCGTGATATAGCTCTCAAATATGGGGTCGGCCTGTCGACTCTCTACAAACGTTATCCGGCTCAGCAAGAGCATCACTAA